ACGACTTTCACTTCGGGCTTGGCAAAATGCTTTCGATAGCTTACGTCGTTTCTTTCGGCCTCGAGGCGCTGCACTAGGTCGCTAAATTGTGGGTTCATTTTGTCTCCCTTTATTGTTAGGCATTACTTTACCGATTTCGAAACAACCGCTTAACTACTAAATCAGATAGCTCGGTGGATCTACTTCGGTCTTGCCGCCCTGCGTGTCCAGCGTGTACCAAGTCCGGCGAGTGGTGTCTAGTATCGGATGTCCAGGCGCTGAGAACTTCGAAGCCTTGTGACCATAATCGCGTGCGTACTCTGCCGTTAGTGCGTCGCTCTCCATCCGCCCATTGTACTCAGCGCAAACTAGTATCACATTTTGCAAGTTATCTAACACTTTAGATCCACCCATGCCACGATTCTGGACATGATGAGGAACTAGGTTGTCCGACTCACCGCAGTGCCAGCACCACAGATCGCGCGCTCGAAGTTTGCGAGTGTCTTTTGCGTTCACAACTTCATCTCGGACTGCATCAACTTGACCTGAGTACCCATTGCCATCAGCGCAGTTTCTATAGATTTGATTTTTACGCGCACGCGATTCAACTCAGCCTTGCGCAAGTCCCTCTGTAAGCGCATAGGAGCCGCGCTGAGCCGACTTAGTGCCGTTCTGTCCGCAACAGTACCCTCGTGCTTTATAAACGCCTTAGATTCGGTCGTATCAAGTTCGTACTCTGCCTCGGCTAAAGCCTTTTCACACTCGTAAAGTGCCGTCGATCCCTTTTGGTTCTCGGCGATGAGGTCACTTATCTGGCGTTGAATTTCTGAGAGCATCGGTCAGCCTAACCAAATAGATAAGCAGCTCACGATTCCACATTTCAGCCTCATGAACTTTTCCCTGGCTTACTGCTGTCTGGAAGGCGTGCTCCATCTCCCTTATCTTTGCTTCGAGTATTGAGCGATTCACCGCGTTCCTTTATCTTGTCAAGAACTTTTGCGTCAGCACCGGCAGCCTTTGCTTGTGCGTAAGTCAATCGTATCGACTGGATGTCGTTGAGTCCTTCAAGCTTTGCTAGGTAATCAACCGGCTCGGCTTTGGCTACCTTTGCCATTTCCGTTCGCGAGGCTCGCTTGTTGCCACTGTAAGAAGCGTTGGCTAATGCGCGTCCGATTGCCGAAGTCTCCGCGTTCTCAAGCGCCGCCGTCTGATTCGCACCTGACCCGCCGTCAATCTCAAACGCTAATCCGGTCGCCTTGGGTCGGTTGTATCCTTGCTCAGAGCCAGTTAGGTAAACCGTTGCCTTGACCACCCAAGTTCTTTTGCCAGTCTCATTCTCGGCGTTGTAGACATACTCGCCAGCGTTTGCCCACTCGGTTATTATCCGACCGTCTGGGTTGTCCTCGTAGAAGCGCCTGATGCGTTCTTCGACTGTTTCGTAATCTTCTAAATTAAAGCGTGCCATTTCTATCTCCCTTTATTAGTTGTCGTAGGTAGCTCATTCTTCTTCTTCTTCTTCTTCGGTTTCTAGGAACTTCCAGTTATCTGCCAACCAAAACGGAGCTGTCAGCCCCTCAATGTAGATTCGCTCTAGTTGCTTGTTCTTGTCTAGGACTACGCCTGAGACTGCGCCGGTGACGTATGTTTCATTTCGCACTAGCGTCACTGTGTCGCCTAGAAACACGTTCATTATTTTCCCTTCTTTACTACAAGGAAAGGCCGACCCTGACCCCTTGATTGTCTTGAGGCTACCCTAATTGTTGCGCCGTCGTGTTCAATGTATGCGTGCTTGGCCTTGCCCATGATTGACAACACCTCAGACTTCATCTGCTTTAGCTCAGACTCCGCTTTGTCAAACGCTGCTTGCGCGGCTGGTAGGTAATGCAGTCCGTCAATCTCCACCTCGGTTTCGTCAATGTCTGGGTGCAGTTCTCTGACCGCCTCGTAGGTTGACTCTGATCCATCCCAAGCCGGCGCTGTGTCATTCTTGACCCCAAGCCAGAACCTTTCGGCAGCCTGCTTCATAACGTCTTGCTCAAACTCATCGGCTTCTACCCAGTACTCAACCCAGTCCATTGCAATTAATCCGACAATGACCGCACGCTTCACGCCCATTACCATCATGTAGAACTGGACTTGCGCCAGATAGCTCGGCGGCACTTCATCCCAATAGTTTCTAGATGTCTTTGCTTCCACGATTACCCACTCGCCATCAACTTGGGTTAGCCCATCTGGGTTTGCGTGAAGGTAAGGGATAGTCGGGTGCTGGTAAGTGCCGGTAGTAAAGACTTCCCACTCTGGGTGCTGTCGCTTCAGTAGCGGCCCCATGATTACGGGTTCGAGTATGTTGCCAAGGTCGGCAGGGAATGAGTCAATTACCTTTTGCGGCAGGTTGCCAGTCTTTAGGTGGTGCAAGTAGAAGGCTGACTCCCAGCGATTGAGTCCGAGGATTGTGCCAATCTCAGAACCGCCGATTCCGTCAGCGCGTGCTTCGTGCCACTCTGATGTGCCGTTATCAAACACTCCCAGTAGCTTTGCCCCATTGAATGTTGCCGGTGCGTGAAGCTCCATTATTCCCTCTTTCCTAGTTAGGCTTATCTTATGACTGCGCAAGGACATCTTACAAGTCGGTACATGGCTTTGTTGAAAAAGATAAGTGTTGCCGGCGGCGTGCCTTGTGAGGAACTTCCGAACGCGTTCTTTCCAGAGGACATCACCGATCCTGAGCAGCGCCAGGTGTCAACCAAGATGGCGCGCGCCTTGTGTAAGACCTGCCCGATACTTCAAGAGTGCTTCACCTACGCGCTGGAAACGAACCAGCAGTATGGCGTTTGGGGTGGGACTACTGCCGACGAAAGATAGTTAAAGACAACCGCACCACCTCTTGAGATTCCAAGAGACAGTGCGGTGTTGATGCTTTTATTATAGCAAAGAAATGGGAATGCCCCTAGAAGTCCACTCGAAAGCCTTCTAGAGGCATTGTACCCATACGAACTCAAGCGCCGAACACCCTGGTAAGCATTGAGGTGGCAAATTTCTAGGTGCAATTAATAAGCTAGTGCTAACTCGGTGACTTGTCAAGTTTGTTTTTTGTGCGTGTCGTGACTACTCTTTCACTTATGAACGCAGAACAAGCACTAACAGCTTTAGCCGAAGGCATCCGAGCAACTCAAGCGCCAGCGTGTCAAACAACAGACCCCGACGCTTGGTTTCCTCAAGGTGGTTCGCCTAATCCAGAATTGCACCCAGCCATACAGCTCTGCAAGGTTTGCCCGGTGATGACGTTGTGCCTTCAGTACGCGCTGATAAATAATGAGCAGTATGGCATCTGGGGTGGGCTGAACTCGCGTCAGCGAGCTAGGTTGCGGAAGTCTACTTCTTGGTCACGATTGAAGTTAGCACCGACAGCAGCGCCGACCCCAGCGAGATGCTGAAGAACCCAACCCAATCGGCTGAGAACAACCCAACTGTGCCACCACCTAAGAACGCTAGTCCTGCTTGAGCGAATGTCTTGATTGCTCGCTCACCTGCGAAGTTCCAAAAAGCTTTATTAAACATTTCCATTAGTCCAATCTTGATTGTTTTTTCCGTCTTGCCACGATGCACTTACAGTGTACGCCGTAGTAATGATTGAGATAAGCGATACGCCGCCAGTTATCAAAGTCACTCCGACTCCCCATTGGTCAACCAGGAACGTCAAAGCACCGAAGATTATCATTGCGAAGCCGAGTCGATACGATCCAAAGATTAGCTTGCGACGAAACTTCCAGCTTGCTCCGGTTGCGGACTCAGGCTCATCCTTTAGAAAGAACACACCGTCAAACATCTTTATAAGGGTCTTTTGCAACATTCGCATACCTCTCTTGCCGGTCGCTTAAGGTTTGCCAGTATTAGCTTGTAAACGTCAACCTTGTCTGAGGTGACACCGAACACGCCCTTGAGCGTTCTCGAGGCTGTGACGTGGACGTGAGGGCCTGACGATTGCCCTGTGTTACCGAGGACTCCAACGGTCTGACCCTTGCGGAGCTTCTGCCCGACTGAATACCCTGGCTTAGAATCCATGTGGCAATATCCCAAGTACCAGATAACGCCGTCTTTATCCATAGCTGTCTGCACGACAACCCAACCTAAGACTTCTGAGAACTGAATCAACCGAATCGTGCCTTTTGCAATGGCAGGAATACGAGTGCCACGAGGTCTAGCCCAGTCCGTTCCCGAATGAGGTTGCATGTTATTAGCTTTACGAAACTGAGACATCTCGCCATAGTGAGCGGTTATGTATTTAGCATCGTATGGCAATCGCCAATCAGCTATTCGTTTAGCCATTAAGTAAGCTCACTAACCCGACCGCTACTGCTCCCAGCGTTGCTCCGTAAAGTGCTGTGATGCTTGATTTAGGGAGTGGGTATCTCAAATTAGTACCTGCGAAACAATAGTGACAGCGAAAGCAGTTAGAGCAGCAGAAGCGAACGCAGTAACCCAGGCTGTTTGCCAGCGAGCCTTTTCTAGCTCTCTGATTCTGTCTTCGTGATCTTGCAGCATCTTGAACCCGGCTTTTACGTCTGCCATGTCACCTACTAGCTTTAGTAGTAACTGCTGCTGTGTGTTGCTTCTCGGTATCTGCTCTGACATTAGCCGAGCAGAGCTTTCAGGTCTTCAGTAGTTAGCCCTAGTTCTAGAAGTTTGGCTTCCGCTATTGAGCGCGCCTCTGCCTTAGCCTCTAAGTCTAAAATAAATTGCTGCTGCTCTGCTGTTAGTGAAGGCTCTAAGAAATCGTTCCATTATAAAGAAAACCAATGTTTATCTGCTTATTAGTAACCTCTACTTGATTATCTTTTAAGGTCTCACGACCAAACGAGTCATCGTCATAAGTAATTATGTTTACGACCTTATTGTTTTCTATTATTGCCACTAGCTTGCTCATGATGCATACTCCATAATTACCATTCCATCTCCGCCGTCTCCAGCTTCAAATTGTGCCCCATTACCCTTAGAGCCAATAGATACATCTATGGTTGTCAAACCAGTAAGATCCGCATAAAGAACCTTTATTTGTCCACCCTGCCCGTCTTGGAATCCGCTGCCACTCTTTTGACCCAAGTTACCGCTTTTGAATTGATAACGGAATCTGTTCCACTTGTGTAACTTCCATGAAGCCCACCCTCGCCCACCAATGGCAGTGACCGACAACTCCTCCATAAATTATTGAC